GTCGGACGCACTGGAGACGCGCATCACCACTGCCGGCCCGCGCGCCCTCGCCCAGCTCGACATCGCCGCCCCCTCTCACTGGCCCCACTGAAGGACGACACCACCATGAAGATCACCATCGGCAACTATGACGCCACCACCCGCACCGTCGGCGTCCGCTTCGAACAGGGGGACGTGACGCACGATCGTCCGGTCAACGCCTGCCTGACCAAGGCCGGCGACTATGACGCCAAGGCGACCGCCGCGCGCGTCGACCAGGTTGCGCTCGGCGTCGCCGCCAAGATCGAGCTGGGCGTCATCACCACCCCCGAGCCGGCCGCCGATCCCGTCACCGTGCCCGACGCGGCCGAGGAAGCTGCCGCCGACTAGTGTTGTCATCCCCGCGATGACAACGGCACCCCCATGCGGGCAGCCCCCGATCGCGGGCACGGTGCCGCCCCATGATCGACACCGATCCCCACCAGCTCGCCGGCGACATGCTGCGCCTCGGCACGATCGAATCGATCGATCTTGCCGGGGCGCATTGTCGTGTTCGGGTTGGCGAGATCATCACCGGCGATATCCCCTGGCTGGCCCCCGCCGCCGGCGCGACGCGAATCTGGTGCCCGCCCTCGGTCGGGCAGCAGGTGCTGCTGGTCTGTCCGGACGGTGACGAGGAAGCCGGCATCGCCATCGGCGGCATCTGGTCGGACGCCCACCCCGCCCCCGCCGGCGCTGACCTGTTCCATGCCGAATTCGAGGACGGCGCGATCCTCGGCTACGATCCGATCGGCCACGCGCTCACCGTCACGCTGCCGGCGGGCGGCACCGCCCGTATCGACGCGCCCGGCGGCCTGACGATCAAGGGGCCGGTCACGATCGATGGCCCGCTGTCCGTCACCGATCACGTCGACGTGACCGGCAAGCTCACCGCCCGCGATGATGTCGTCGGCGGGGGCAAGAGCCTGAAGGATCACCTCCACACCAAGGTTCAGGCGGGCGGCGCTGTGTCGGGGCCGCCGCAATGACCGGCCCCCTCTCATGACCGGGATGGACGCCGCCACCGGCCGCCCGCTGGGTGACCTGGCGCACCTGCGCCAGTCGATCGCGCGCATCCTGTCGACGCCGGTAGGCAGTCGCATCGCTCGCCGCGATTTCGGCTCGCTGCTCCCCGATCTGGTCGACCAGCCGATGAACGCGATCGGCCGGATGCGCCTGCTCGCCGCCACCGCGCAGGCGTTGCTGCGCTGGGAACCGCGTCTGCGCATCACCTCGGTCACGCTGGAGCCGGTCGACCCCACCGCCGGTCAATATGCGCTCGCGATCGAGGGCGTCCGCCTCGACGTGCCCGCGCCTGCCGCCGCGTCCACCACGTCCGCCCTCACCCGCTTCTCCGTCCCCCTCGCCAGCCTGACAAGGATCTGACCATGCACGGCATCACCGTCACCGAAATCAGCGAGGGCACGCGCAGCCTCGCCACCGTCGCCACCGCCGTCATCGGCCTGGTCGCCACCGGCCCCCATGCCGATGCCGATGTCTTCCCGCTCGATCGCCCCGTTCTCATCACCGATCTGGCCGGTGCGATCGGCGTGGCGGGCGGCACCGGCACGCTGCGCATGGCGCTGGTCGCCATCGCCGATCAGGTCGACACCCCCGTCGTCGTCGTCCGCGTCGATCCCGGCGTCAATGCCGCCGCCACCGAGGCAGCGGCGATCGGGACCACCGTCGACGGCCGCAAGACCGGAATGCAGGCGCTGCTGGCCGCCGAAAGTCAGGTCGGCGTCCGCCCCCGGATCATTGGCTGCCCTGGTATCGACACCCAGCCCGTCACCGCCGCGCTGTGTGTCGTCGGGCGCCGGTTGCGGGCGATGGTCTATGCCGCCGCGCGTGGCGCCGACGCGACTGCCGCTGGCACCTATCGCGCCAATTTTGCCGCACGCGAGTTGATGCTGATCTGGCCCGACTTCGTCGGCTTCGACACCATCGCGAACGCGCGCGCCACCAGCTGGGCGGTCGCGCGCGCGCTCGGCCTACGCGCGCAGATCGACCGCACGCAGGGGTGGCAGAAGACGCTGTCCAACGTGCCGGTCGCCGGCGTCCTCGGCCTCACCAAGGATATCGGCTTCGATATCCAGGATCCGCTGTGTGAGGCGAATATCCTGAACGGCAAGCAGGTGACCGCGCTGGTCCGCACCGCCGGCGGCTATCGCTTCTGGGGGTCGCGCACGTGTGCGGACGATCCCCTGTTCGCGTTCGAATCGGCGACCCGCGCCGCGCAGGTCATCGCCGATACCATCGCGGAAGGCATGATGTGGGCGATCGATAAGGAAATCCGGCCCAGCTTGGTCAAGGACATCGTCGAGACGATCAATGGCAAGCTGCGCGAGATGGTGCGGGGCGGCCAGCTGATCGGCGCGCGCGCTCGGTTCGATCCCGCCAAGAACACGACCGATACGCTGGCGGCCGGCAAGGTGACGATCGACTACGACTACACGCCGGTCCCGCCGCTCGAAAACCTGCTGCTCAACCAGCGCATCACCGACAGCTATTTCGCGGATTTCGCCGCGATGGTCACGTCGGCCTGATCGCCGCCCGCCCCGCCCGCGCCCACTCTCCCCGATCGATAGGACACCGTCATGGCCCTGCCCAGGAAGCAAAAGAACCTCAACGTCTTCAACGAAGCGCGCAGCTGGCTCGGCGAAGTCACCGCCGTCACGCTGCCTAAACTCGCCCGTAAATTCGAGGGCTACCGGGGCGGCGGGATGGACAGCGAAGTCCAGATCGACATGGGCGGCGAGGCGATGGAGCTGGAGACGACCTGTGGCGGCCCGATGCGCGATGCCATCGTCCAGATCGGCGAACCCCGTGTCGATGGCCTCTATCGTCGTTTCGTCGGGGCCTATCAGAACGACTCGACCGGCGAGGTCGACGCGATCGAGATCACCATCCGCGGTCGCCCGCAGGAAATCGACCGCGGCGAGCAAAAGGTCGGCGAGGGCGGTGAGTACAAGGACAAGTGGGCGGTCGCCTACTACCGCGAAGAATGGAACGGCGTCGTCGTCGTTGAGATCGACGTGCTGGGCATGGTCTTCATGGTCGACGGCGTCGACCGCCTCGCTGCCCAGCGCGCCATCCTGCTGTGATCCCCGCGCCGGCTCCGGCCGGCGCCTCCCCCCCCCAATTTATCCGCGAAAGCACGAAGTCATGTCCGACACCAGCACCACCGCGATTGCCGCCGCCACGACCGGCACCGGCGTTACCGTCCGTCACATCAGCCTCGACACGCCGATCGTGCGCGGCGACCAGACGATCGGCCTGATCGAAATCCGCAAGCCTGCATCCGGCGAGTTGCGCGGCTTGACCATGCTCGCCCTTAGCCAGCTCGACTATACGGCGCTGGAGACGCTGCTGCCGCGCATCACCAACCCGCCGCTGACCAAGCAGGAGATCGCGGCGCTCGATCCCGCCGACTTCATGCAGCTCGGCGGCGAGGTGATGGATTTTTTGCTGCCGAAGGCCGCGAAGCCGGCCTCCCTCAACTGATCGAGGAGCTGATGGCGGACATCGCGATCGTGTTCCACTGGTCGCCCGCCGTCATGGACCCGATGGGCATCGCCGACCTGGTCGGCTGGCACACCCGCGCGCTCGATCGCCTGAAGGCAACAAGGGGCTGACATGGACCGCGATCTGCGCATCAGGATGCTGCTGGAAGCTGGCGACCGCGCCAGCCGGCCGCTGCGCGATATCGCCAATGGCGGATCGCGGGCGGCCGAGGCACTGAAGGCGACGCGCAACCGGCTGAAACAGGTCGAGGCGGCGCAGGGCGACATCGCCGGCTTCCGCCAGCTCAAGACGGGCCTGCGCACCACCGAGCAGGCGATGCAGGCGGCGCAGACCCGCGTCGGGCAGCTGTCGCGCGAGATCGCCCAGAGCGGCACGCCCACCCGCGCGATGACGCGCGACCTGGCCCGCGCACGTGCCGAGGCCCAGCGCCTGACCCGCCAGCACGATGCCGAGGGCCAGCAGCTGCAGCAGCTCCGCGACCGGCTGCGCGCCGCCGGCGTCGCCACTACCGATCTCGTCCGTCACG